CAAAAGAATCGTGGTGTTAATGGTCAATCGCACAGTCGAGCCCAACAGGGTTTTGATTGGGAACCACAAGCATAGGTCGTCGATGTATCCGGTCGTCAAGATGGTCGATGCGGCGGATCTGACATACAGGCCATCCAGGCTTGTGGGGATCGATAAAAAATTGAATTCGTTTTTTGATCTGATCGGTGCGAATGGATCGCATGATCTAGTAGACTGGGAGCCCGGCGCGGCGATGGACCTGAAAAAAGATTTCCTGCCAACTCAGGAGATTGCAGGGACGCCAGAGAAGGTTGAAGTCCTCCGGCAGAGACTCGAGCGCGGGCTGCCGTTGTGGCATGAGCAGGACGCGACGTTTGCGGATCTCGGGAGGTTGATCGAATCCCTTGGCGGTAGGATCACCAAGGAAATACAATGGAAGCTCAGGCGTATGCCCGAGTATGTGCCGAAGGAATTTAGGGTATCTAAGACTGGGAAAACCAGCGGAGCAAGATTACAAAATGAAAACAGGAATTGAGCTAACTCGGCGTGTTTTTAGCCTCGATGAAGTCGCCGAGCATCGGTTGAACAACTGGAGGCTTCGGGAAATGCAGAATCGCGAAATTGATCCAGAAATTTTAGAAGATCGAGCAAAGCTGGAGCGTGCAGAAGACAACCTGATCAAAGCAGTGAGAAGATACATGAGACTCGGAACAAGTAAAGCGATGGCTCGCAGAATCGTTGACCTGGCTATCGACTCGATGGATGGATGAAAGCGAGAATTTAGGAATTGTCGGGACTTGTCGATATGTCCCGAACAACGTTACAGCCTGCGCCGTGCAGCTTTAATTTTCGTCGGTCTTCACAACTTCACCCTCTAGCGTCAGTGGCTGCTGATGCTGGCGAAACTGCGAATAGGGCATGATTCGATCGAATTCGTCCTTCTCGGCTCTGGTGTGGATGACGACTTCGACCACTTGCGGATTCTGATTGCTGGCTGAGCCATCCTGCGGATCGCCAAGGCCAAGCAGTCGCATTCGCTGATCGGTGCATTTTTGTATGACTGCCAAGAATCTCGGATCGCCGTTGCTGTTATGTCGCGATCGAGTTTTGCTAGGGAATTTGCCGGTGGTTACTGATAGGGATTTTTGATCTTTCTTCGAGTTCTGCCAGGCTTCCCAAGCTTCAGTCTCAACCGTAGCGATTCTTGCCAGTTCATTGGCGACGTGGGCGCCGTAGTCGTCTTTGGTGGCTCGCAGCCAGATGTCCTTGGCTTTCCTGATCGACTTACTGACTGTAGAGCTTGCTAGCTGTAGGCTCTCAGCGATTCGCTTGATCGACCACCCTTGGAGGTAAAGCGAAGCGACCTGCTGGGCTACAGCAAGCGCTTCGGTACTCTTCCATTCGTTGTACCTGGCTAGCGCGGTGTTCTTGTTGCGTGTTATAAAGCCAGGCGATTCTTTAGGCATGTTGCGTTGTCGGCAATTATCCTAAAATTCCGGACACATCGACGCCGGGAAATTTCTTTGCCACCTTAGCAGCGATCTCATCGGCGGATTTGTTTTGGTTCTTGAGATTGCGAACGAAGGCGGCAACCTCTTTTGTCGAGCCCGCATTGTCGGACTGTTCGGGCGATTCGGCTGCTCCTGCTGGCGGGATTCTCACTCCGCTCTCGGCCTGCTCGGCGGCTGCGGCGCTAGGGCGATGCCACTGGGCGCCGGGCAGGTTGACGCCCATTTCTGCTGCCTTCAGTTCGATCTCTTCGCGTGTTAAGCTTGGCTTCATGTCGGCGATCTGGTCGACGGAAACACGCTGCAAAATCAGGGTTTCTAGCGACTCGGGCGCTTCTGGTCGTTTGCGATCGCGGCCTTTGGGCTCTTCGCCAAATTCCAAGAATTCATGGTTGGGGGTTCGCTTTGACCATCGCTTAGCGAGTTCGTCGCGGTATTTTCGTTCGTCAGGCGGTAGCCAATCACCGCCAGTATGCTTACCTGGCTCGGCTAGTTCCTCTTCAACCTTGTGGATTTCGCGCGATCCGTCTGCGGTCACAAAACCATACATCAATGCGATCTGCTGGAGCGACACGCCTTGCCTGTGCAAAAGTACGTCAATGGACTCGATTGGTCGAAATTCCCTCGGCTCGAAGATCGCCCTACGGACTAGGTAAAAAGCGTTCCACATTTCCTGCGTCCCTGATGGATGGCATGTCACATCGTATGCGGCGCTCCGAGTCTGGAAGTCTGAAAATGACTTCGCGAATTCATCGATCGCAAGAATTGCCTCTTGAGATTCCGCATGGACGTCTTCGCTGGCGGTGGCTGAAAGCTTGCATAAATTCACCAACGCATTGAAAAGCTCTTCGTTGATCGCCTTCACGTCGTATCCGTTCCAATGGATCAGCGGGCCATTGGTAGCGTTAAACTTCAATTGCTCGTTTTCGGCAACCATGAACACTTGTCGAATCTCGCGGTTGTTTACTAATTTTGCCATTTTTGGCTTCTGCCTTTCCTGAGTGTTAAAAACGTTGTGATTTGTGGGCTTAACGAAAATTAGCGTAGATACATTTTGGAAACGCTTCTACGTTGATTTGATGATTGCAACCAAGTGCCAGGCATTACCGATCTACGGAAAGCAAGCTGAGTTCCGGCAGTCGGACTCGAAGCTTCGCGCGTTCATCGCTGGGCGCGGGACCGGGAAAACGTATATCGGAGCGTCTACAGTCGCTCTGGATGCTCATACCGACGAATCGTGGGTCTGCGTCGCGCCTGACTATGGCGTTGCGATCGAAACGTCATTTCCGACGTTCATCGACTTCACTAAGAAAACCGGGCAATACATCAGCGACGTTCGATCGCCATTTCCTCGGGTTGTCTTCCGAACGATGGACGGTGGAAAAGCTTCGCTTGTCTTTCGATCTGGCGAGAAACCCGAGAAGCTTCGCGGTGGTAACTACGCTGGAGCGTGGCTGGACGAAGCCACTGTAATGCGGAAAGACGTTTACGATCTGATACGGCCGACACTTCGATGGCGCGGGAAAATGGGTCCGATCTTGATCACCGCCACACCCAAGGGCACGCGGCATTGGACGTTCGAGCGGGTTTACCTGCCAGTGGAGTCAATCCTTGGCGGCGATGGCGCTAGCCTTGGCGAAGGAATGAGCGAAGAGGCTCGGAGGGCCTTGATCGAAAAGGCCGAGTCTGGGCAGGTGGAACATATCAACGGGCGGGCTTATGTTCGTCGGCCGGGTACGCATTTGGTCCGCGCAAGTACCAAGGATAATCCGTTTTTACCTCCGGATTTCTACGAAACGATTCGCAGCGATTACGGCACGATGCTGGCGGCTCAAGAGTTGGAAGGCGAATTCGTTGAGATATCGGGGCTCCTGTTTCGGCGTGAATGGTTTCATTTGGTCGATTCGGTGCCAAGGGAAGCTTTGCGGGTTCGCTACTGGGATAACGCAGCTAGCCCGGATAGCGGTTGCTATACGGCGGGCGTCCTGATGGCTCGGGATCTCGATGGGCGGCTTTATGTCGAAAGCGTGGTTCGCGGGCGATGGGGCGCGCTCGAGAGAAACAAGATTATCGATCAAGTAACTGCCAGTGATGGCCGCAAGTACGGCGGGCATGTCATTACTTATTTCGAGCAAGAAGGTGGCTCGGCCGGTAAGGAAGTCGCGGCGCAGATGGTTCAGCGTCTGCCAGGCTATAGCGTCTTTCGTGATATTGTGTCCGGTCGACGTTTTCGCATTGTCGACGGTGAAAGCCTACCTGGTGAAGCGAAGGTCGTTCGCGCGATGCCGTTTGCTGCCCAAGCAGAAGCTGGAATGGTTCACGTTCTACGGGCTCCGTGGACTGAAGATTATATTTCTGAGTTGACCGCATTTCCTGAATGGAAATACTGCGATCAGGTGGACGCCAGCTCTGGAGCGTTCAATAAGCTTGCTAGCACTGTCACGATTGACCCTGGGCCTATTGGTCGGATCAGTCTTCAATCAGCGCACACCGGGGATCGCTTTGGCGCTCTTGCGGCTCTTTCCAGTTCACTTCACAAACCTAACAAATGGGAGAACTTACCTTGGAATCAAAATTCCGATTACGCGGAACACTATTGAGAGTCACCGACGTCAACAATTTGGTTGGCTATGGTTTCATTGTCGAACATGGCGGTCTTGACCATATTTGCGTCTGCTGGCCAGATCGATTGCCAGAGCGGTACACAGAGGACTCGGCGATTCGTCATGGATTCGTCATCGAAGAGGTGTTTAGCGTATCGCTCGACAGCGGGACAGTTAAAGGCTTGCGTCAAACCGAGTTCACCATGGGAGAGGACGAAAACGACGAAAACGACGAATCTCAAAATGAAGATTCGGCGGTTAGTGATCAAAATGTCAATGTTTTACTGGATCAAGCCAGCCAGCCTAACGACGAATTAGATTCGGCGTTAGATGAATCTAATTCGTCGTCGGACACAACGGAAACCGGCCTGGCATCGACGAATATCCCTGGCGCAAAAATTTTGATTCGTGCCGGCCTGAACACGATCGAGGACGTCAAGAAATACATCGCCGAGAACGGATCGCTAGTTCCGATCAAGGGAATTGGCGACACGCTGAATGCTGAGATCCTGGACTTCCTAGCTTCGATCACCACCGCCGATTAGTTGAATGTTCATAGTCTGGATCATTATTACCAGCCTGATTCTTACGATGCCGGTCTTGCTCGTCTTGCGAGTTTACTGGCCGAGAGTCGTTAGCAGCAGGCTGCCAAAGCCAATAATACGAAAAGATCAAAAACCATCTACGTATGGT